GCAAATGGCTCGAACATAAATGGACTATACGAAGATTATCGTGTAATTGTCCAGCGCTGTGACATTCGCAACATCAATCGACTCGATCAATTATACTACGATTATGACCCAAAAATCACGTACCATTTTGCTGCTGAGTCTCATGTTGACAACTCTATTGCTGGTGACGATCATTTCCTCAGCACTAATGTTGAAGGCACTCACAACATTCTAAAATGCATTCGCAAGTTTGGCAGTAAACTTGTTCATGTTTCAACTGATGAAGTTTATGGATCACTCTCTCATGATGATCCACCGTTCACAGAAAAGACACCATACGATCCTCGCAATCCATACTCTGCTACCAAAGCAGCAAGTGATCATCTTGTTCGTGCTTATGTGAATACTCATGGAATAGATGCAGTTGTTACGAATTGCTCGAATAACTACGGTCCGCGACAACATCGCGAGAAGTTCATCCCAACTGTAATTCGTCACATAAAGAACAATACTCCAATTCCTGTTTACGGAACAGGTCAGAATGTTCGTGATTGGTTGTTTGTTGAAGATCATTGCGAAGCATTGCTTGCAATTGGAGAAAACTTTAAGCGAGGAGAACGCTATAATATCGGCGGTGGTCATGAGATGAGTAATCTTGAAATGGTTACATTGATTCTAGATCTCATGGGCAAACCTGTGAACATGTATCAGAACTGGATTAATTTTGTTACAGACCGCAAAGGTCATGATTTCAGATATGCAATGGATTCATCAAAACTTGAACGAGAACTCGGTTGGAAAACAAAAACAAATATAACCGAAGGTCTCCGTAAAACATTGGAGTGGTATAATGCGTAAAGGAATTATTTTATCAGGTGGTCTTGGCACTCGCCTGTATCCATGTACTCGAGTAATATCAAAGCAGTTACTTCCTGTCTATGATAAGCCACTGGTCTATTATCCAATTTCAACATTAATGATGGCGAATATTCGCGACATCATGATCATTACTTCACCTGCTGATCGTGCACCATTTGAGAATTTGATTGGTGATGGTTCACAGTGGGGATTGAAGATTTGCTATGCTACACAGTTAGAACCAAAGGGAATTGCAGAGTGTTTCCGTATCGCTGAGAAGTGGATCGGCGAGGATGATGTGACTCTGATTCTTGGTGACAATATTTTCTATGGCAACGAACTGATCAATCGCTTCAATCGTGCTGCAAGTAATCATAAGGGTAGCACATTGTTTGCTTATCATGTCGCTGATCCAGAAAGATTTGGTGTTATTGAACAAGACTCTAGTGGCAATCCAATCAAAATTATTGAGAAACCAAAAGTTGCACCAAGCAATTATGCAGTCACTGGGCTTTACTTTTACGACAATAAAGTAGTAGACTATGCATGGCAGATTCAACCTTCTGCAAGAGGAGAGTTAGAAATCACCGATATCAACAATCTTTATATGCAGAATCACGATTGTACAATTGAGTATCTAAATCGTGGTATTGCTTGGATTGATACTGGTACATTTGAGTCGCTATCTGAGGCATCAACTTTTGTCGGTTCGGTACAAAGAAGAACAGGCATGATGATTGCTTGCCCCGAAGAAATAGCGTATAATAATGCTTGGGTCACGGAACATGAAGTTCGTCGTGCAGCCGAGAAGTATAGTAAATCGGATTATGGTAAATATCTTGGACAAATCTTGAGGATGAGACAATGAGTGATGTGAAGCAAATGATTGAAGATTTGGTTGCCGCTGTTGGTACGCCAAAGTATGCATATAACTGTAAGGAATTTAATCCTGAGAAGGACACAGTATTCTATTCTGGTCCATATTGGGATGAGAAGGAAGTGATTGCTGGTGTAAGTGCATTCCTCACAGGCAAGTGGCTTGTTTCTGGTGAACAGGTTGGTAAGTTTCAATGGGAATTTGGTCGCAAGTTTAATGTAAGGCATTGCCACATGGTGAACTCAGGTTCATCAGCAAACCTTACCATGGTTGCTGCTCTCAAGAAGCACTTGGGTTGGAAAGATGGCGATCAAGTTATCGTATCACCTGTCGGGTTTCCAACAACAATTGCTCCGCTTGTTCAGAATGGTCTTGTTCCAGTGTTCGTTGATATTGAAATGGACACACTCAACTTTGACCTTAATCAAGTTCAAAAGTGGATAAATGAAAAGACTGTTGCAGTATTTGTTTCGCCAGTTCTTGGTAATCCGCCAAATATGGATGTGATCTCAAAGTTCTGTGCAGAAAATGACATTTATCTAATTGGTGATAACTGCGATTCACTTGGCACAAAGTGGGATGGTAAACTTCTAACGGATTATTACTATGCGTGGACAACATCTTTCTATCCTGCTCACCACATTTCGACAGGCGAAGGCGGCATGGTTTGCTCAAACGACGAGCAACTCATCAACACTGCTCGCAGCATTAGTTGGTGGGGTCGTGATTGTCGTTGCGTCGGTGCTGCTAATCTATTGGCTTGCGGAACATGTGGCAATCGCTTTGATAAATGGCTTGAAGGATATAATGGAATAATTGATCACAAGTATCTCTTCACGAACATGGGCTACAATCTCAAGCCACTTGACCTTCAGGGTGCAATTGGTAGAGAACAGTTGAAGAAGATCGATGAGATTGATGTGAAGCGTCGAGCAAACTTCAAGCGAATCAAGGATATGTTTGAGAAATATATTCCAGGCGTTCGTGTTGCTAGTAATCTTGATAAGGCTGATCCATCATGGTTCGGCGTTCCGTTGATCACTGACACACCTGAACTCAAGGAAAAACTTCAGGCATTCTGTGAGGCGAATAGAATTCAAACTCGCAATTACTTCGCTGGAAACATTCTCTTACATCCTGGCTATAAACATCTAGATGATGCGTCCAAGTATCCAAATGCGAACAAGGCATTAAGTAACGTATTCTTCGTCGGATGTCCACCGCATTATGGTGATAAGGTTTGGGAATACTACGAGAGTGTAATGCAAAAATGGGAATGCTAAACATCTTTGGAGGGTACGGATTTGTCGGAACTCAATTCTGCAATACAACCAAAAACGGTTATATCAAGAATTACCGAGATAATTACGAAGTACGGACACCAGATTGCGTTTACTTTATTAGTACCGTTGATAACTATAATGTACATATCAGTTCTACGGTGGATATTGATACTAATCTCATTGTATTAATGAAGGTGCTAGACGAGTATCGCAAATATATAAAAGAAACTGGTGAGAAAGGATGCTTTAACTTCATCAGTTCTTGGTTTGTCTATGGATTGGACTCTGGTTTCGGTGAAGGTTCTCGTGGAATCTCAGAGAACGAAACATGCAATCCAAAGGGGTTTTATTCGATTACAAAACGATGCGCTGAACAATTGCTTATGTCTTATTGCGAGACATTTGATTTGAATTATCGCATACTGAGGCTGGCAAATGTATTGGGTGCAGAAGATAAAAAGGTATCTGCGAAGAAGAACGCGCTCCAATATCTATTGGGCGAAATCGCTGCAAACAGACCCGTCGACCTCTATGATAGTGGTTATTTTTATCGTGATTATATTGATGTTCGCGATTGCGCTAGAGCAATCAATCTGGTTGTCAACAATGGAGAACTCAACTCCATCTATAACATCGGAAACGGATATCCAATAATCTTCCGTGATGTGGTTCGTTACGCTCGAGATGCTATGGATTCGGCTTCTGAACTGCGTACGATTGAACAGAAAGAATTTCACAAGAAGGTTCAATCTTCTCGCTCTTTCTTCATGGATAATACCAAGTTAAGAGAACTTGGATATCGACCAGAGTATACGATCCAACAAACTGTCGATGATATCATATACAATATCTTAACTGCTAAAAATAACTAAATATACTATAATCCCACAGTGTGGAGAGAGTATGTTTGGTTTCAAACAATCTATTCCGTTATTAACAGAACAGAAAAAGCCAGTTCGCGGAATACAACACCTTCCACATCCTTCAGAATCAGCCTTCAGCGCTCGTAAGGGTGCAGTTGGTTCTACTCTCTCCAAGATTCAAGGCGTCATTAGCGGTCGCGCTCCGATCACTCGAAAGATCGACGATCGTATGTCTTTTCAAGTCATTCGCACTCCAGAAGGTAAAATCGGCGTAAAATATAAAGGCGCTGGTTCTACCTACAATTTTTCTGCTGAAGATGTAAAGAAACAGCATAGCGAAAAACCATACATTGCTGGACCATTGATGAATATTCATAAGCACATTGCGAAAGTGCTTCCAGAAGGTCCAGGCGAATATCAGGGTGGATATCTAAGTTCCCTTGAGGATCGTACAGAAGAAGACGGTAAAATAGGTCACAAACCAAATACTATTCGTTACTCTGTCGACAAAAATTCTCCAGAAGGAAAGAAACTTGCAAAGGCTAGATTGAGCATTGCCTTACATTCAAGAATTGCCGCAGATGGAAAGGCTTCTCCATTAGAGGCTGGTGCTACGAAAGACCATCCAGATGTTCATGTAATGGATCATATTGTTTCAGATGAACAGCGCACAATGAGTCCAGAAGCAAAGCGTAAAGCACTTGAACATATTGCAATGGTAAAAAAACTTGCAAAGGATCACTCTCACGATCATCATGAAGGGCATGAAGAAACATTAAATCGTTATGCCAATTCAACGATAGATTCTGGTGAGAAACCAGGTGCAAAGGGATACATAAAGTTTTTACAGGCACATCATCAGAAAAGAATCGATTCTGTAAAAACAGAAAAAGCAAAGAATCAAAAAGCAGAAGAAATGCGCGCTGCGATTAATCATGTAAATGATAATCTAGACAAATTTGATCGCACCTTTGATGTTCACCACCATCTACAACAAGCCACATATGCAGTTGCTGACTCACTATCTAAAACTGCACATGGTGGTTATTCTCATCATATCGATGGTGAAGAAGCTGCTGGTGAAGGATTCGTCTCAAATGGAATGAAGTTTGTTCCTCGTAAATTCACTGAAGCCAATCGTAAAAGATCAGCAATATTCAAAGCGCAGAAAGCACAAAAGAGTGTGATATGAGTAAAGCAACATTTACATTCGGAAGATTTAATGCTCCAACTGAAGGTGGACATGGCAAATTAGTCAGCGCAGTTCAAGGGCATGCTGAAAAAACTGGCGGTCGTCATTATATTTTCCCATCACATTCTCAAGATGCCAAGAAAAATCCATTGGCTCATGGCGAAAAGGTTGGATTTATGCGTCGTCTATTTCCAACTGCAAATATTGTTTCTTCAGGCAAAGTGCGAACAGCAATCGATGCGATGAAACATTTAGAGAAACAAGGACACACTCATGTCACAATGGTAGTGGGTTCTGATCGTGTCGATGACTTCCATTCTCTGCTCAATAAATACAGAAAGAAAGAATATCCAGGAGTTAAAAAGGTCAACGTTGTGTCAGCAGGACAACGTGACCCAGATGCGGAAGGTGCAGAAGGAGAATCTGCTTCGAAGCATCGAGCACTAGTTGCTGCTGGAAAACGAGATGAGTTTATTGGAAAATATAGCGATAAGAAACTCGGCGCACAAATACATGATGCATTAAAAAAAGGTATGCAAATGGAATCAACAAACCCAATCGGCATTTTTTTACTTGGTGGTCCAGGAAGCGGAAAAGACTATGTTCTTAAGAACATCTTTTCTCGTTTTGATTTGACCGAAGTTCAAGCAGATCAAATTCTCAATGGTGCTGCTGCTGAACTATTTGAATCAAATCAAAATATCGTTATCAATGGCGCTAACGATGCTGAAAAAATTGAACTTGTTCAAAATTTACTAGAAGGTTATACATTTGATTTTGTGCATGTATCTGTAACGAATAAGGTTTCACGCTTGCGCAATGAACAACGCGAACAACCAATCACAGAATCAAAGCGCATTGACAAATATCTAAAAGCTGAGCAACTTGCTAAAGATGTTGAAGCGTTTATTTTCAATAACTCAATTAATTTGAACGAGTCTTCAGAACTAGAGAAAGTTTTCTTTGGCGATCAAATCGAAAAACTCTTAGAAAGAGTTACAAGTCTTGGTCTTGAAATGAAATCAACTCCTGAGCCAAAGTCTTTCTCTGTAATTAAAGAAAAGTATTTTCCACCAGTCGCAAAAGATAAAGCATCTGGACTTCCAAAGAAGTATGTTCGTGGATTGAGTTCATCTACCGCAAAGGCTAGAGCTGCTCACTGGAAAGAAAAATCAAAACTCTCTGACAGCGATCCACGTGCATATGAACCAGCTCCTGGTG